GATCCATCACCGTGATACTTTGTTGCGAGCATACTTCCGTTAACCTGTAGAACGTTTGACGAATCATCACCACTCGTTTCAGGTACATCTCCTATTCCAACTTTGTTATTAACCTGATCGATGAAAAACGTAGGATCATTTCCACCTGTGGTGAGGTTTCCTGAAACTAACTGGACGTTCGTATGCGCCATCTATAGTTAGCTTATATAAAAAACATCTTTGCAAATGACGAACAGGTCATTTGGAGAGAGTGTGTATTTAGTATCCGAATGGGATAGCCGAACCAGTACCCACGGTCAAACTCGTAAGTTCACCGTCCGTATTACGGGAAATGTATTCGACGAAAACTGTGTAATTACCGGGTGAAGTCAAATTAAACGAAGGTTTAATGGCAACTGTAGTGGGTGCTACGGTTACGACAGAACTCCACGGGTTTGTATTCGTGTTTCCGAAAATAGACATGGGTCCCATCGCAATATCTAACGGGGTCGCATCACCGCCACGCTCACCACCAGCTATATCCAGGGTCATCGTACTCACCTCCGTGTCGACATTATCGAGGAGTTGAGCCACAATTTTAGCGTAAAAGGCGTGTTGTGAAAACGTCAGTGTGAGTGTCGCATCTGCGACTGAGGCATTGGTAGCGTACGTACCCTGGTGACTGTATGTCTTTTTAGTGACACCACCCGTATTCGTGATGAGACCGCCTTCGACGTATACATTCCCGGTCGTGTACGTATTGCCACGCGCTTCGATAACGTTTGAATGGTTTCCGTCACCCTCGATGAAGCACTTCGTACCTACTGAAAGTGTGTGTACGGGTGCTGTATTCGCAGCCCCGATGTTCGAGTTTGCGTACAATTTACCGTACACGTGAACGTTCATCGTTTCAGCGTCATTGACTGTAACCTGTGTCACTTCCATCGCACTATCATCCGTGTATCCGATTGCGAGTTCCGTAGCGCTCGCATCATATGCCACGGCGACGTTCGAACCATTCGGTCCACGGTTGAGAATGTGTCCCAGATCAAAAGTCGCTAAATCGGTATTATTCGTACCTATTTCGACGAGCCCATCTTTGATTGTCGTGTTGGTGACATGAATATTAGCGACTGTACCGACCGATGTCACGTTTCCGGAAACGAACAGGTTTCCCGTGACAGTCAAATCTCCGTCATTTCCTCCGGCACCTGAAAGTGCTGACACTGATAAAGGGACTTGTGTCCTAAAAAGTTGATGCGTACTTTGATTGTACGCGACGAATGTATTCGTCGTATCATCCGTACCGACACCAGTGAAATCGGACGCTAATTCGAGTGGAGTGATGTAGACACCACTCGCAATAGTCGCATCGATTTTCTCTTCACTCGCATTGAATACGATCGAGTTTTCCGCCTGATCTTCTCGACAGTTCTTACCGAACCGAAGTTTCGTGGCACCACCGACAGTACTCAAGTTCTTCGGCATTAATATAGTGTCGCATTTTAATTCGCGTACATGAGCCCTGCCATGCCATTATTCACCCTGAGAATGTTATAGTTTACACCATATATGGGGTCGATTAACGGTTTCGTCTCACTGTGTATCTTAACCGAATCTAAACGACTGAAGTTGAGTGAACCCGAAGGTTGAAGCGAACTCGTGTTTAGACAGAAACAGTGAAGAAAGAAATCGGGTGACGTCACGAAGTTTGTATGGTAATAACTCATGATATCGACGTAATGTGGTTTCGCGAATTTATACGCCCCTATATCGGTACCGTTAATACTCATCTTAATCTTATTATCGATCGATGTGAGTGTACTTTCGGAATTTGTATTGGAGCATGCGATATACTTGACCGGATGATTAAACGTAAGTTCTTGTACGAGTTCACCAGATGGGATGTTTTTCTGTACCTGTGTGATGAGAATATCGTGTTTACGAGAAGTCATCATACCGCGTTCTTCGTTATCGAGGTAGTAATAGTTTGCATACGCTTCTACGTTATAATCACTCGCTTCGGGACCCCAATAAATTCGCAAATCGACTGTATGATACTGTAAAGCTACGAGTGGAATAGCGGACTGGGGACCTTCACAAAAAAAGAAACGAAGTGGGTAGAAATACGACCGGGCGCTCGCACCTGGGTGTGTACCGTTCGAACTTTTAGTGACATTTTGTGCGTACGTATCGATAGCAATCTTTTCAGTGAAATCGTGATCCTGAACATCGATAACCTGTCCACCGATGAGAAGCTCAACCTTATCAATCACCCTACCCCAATCCTGAATATCGACAGAGTTAGTGTTATTATCGAGTGTAAAGTATGTATACCCGAGTAAATCACCGTTTCGTTCGAACCGGATAGACGACATGGAATTATTTTTCACAGCCCCTTGTATTGTTTGTTTCTCTAGAGACTGTGAAAAGTTAGAGTGTCGTTTGAACGTCGACGTGAAAAAGGAAATTTCAGGGTCTCCGATAATATGTTCATCTTGAGCCCCGACCGCTATGAGCTGTACGATTCCGGATGACATACTTATTATAATAATGGTATTTTTTAAATTGTATACACGTAACGCCCTGAAACGATCACATCAAGTTCTTTTTCTTGCATATGAAACGGAAGATCATTACAGAGTTACTAATCTCAGCAGTTGCACCAGTTTCTCTATCAATGTTAAACGTCAGACGACTAATTCGACGAATGGGATTATGGTAATTCTGTATAATCGGGTACTCATCTTTAAATGTTATGACAGTGTTAACCGGTGATGCATCTCCAACAGGTTCCTGAGCCACACATGGACCAATAACTGTTCCAAAAATACCATTAAGATGATTATTGGCATCTACTATGGTATCCGATGAAGGATCACTTGCGAAGTTCACTTCTGCCTGCCCTCTTTGTGAAAAGTGTGTACGAAGCTCTTCGATACCTATATGTAAAGCTCGTTGGGACCTAGCACTACCGCTATTTCCTGTCCGAAATGTGGCAGCTAACAAACGAGCCTGAACGACGTTTTCTAAGGGAGTAGGTAAATGCATAACAAAATCGGTGTCAGTATTTGTTGTCTGACTTTTATAATTGAATATATTGTCGATAACGACTGTGTGATATTCGTGTTCGAAATCGGGAATGGTCGGCTGAGGCGCTGTAACGAGAGCCATTTATAATACACACAGAAATTATCCACTTAAAAATTCGGTATAAATTTAACTGGAAATGGGAAGTGTTGACTATATTTCTAATCTACGATTTTGTAGTTCGCGTGGTCGCGAACGAGTTTCTGACCACCGCACACACCACCGAGGCTCGTCGAATATACACTGTCATTCAGGCATTCCGCACTGCTTTTAAGACCAGTGAAGGGTTCCTCCGATACAGGCTGGATCTTGATAGATTTGGGCTGGTACATACTCACCGTACCTTTCGATAATGCAGCGATAATCAAAATCAATATGATCGTGATAGCGATAGCTTTGAGTGTCGACCGATTAGTTTTGTCGAGTTTCATGTACTATGTACTGACATTTTTTTTATTAAGTGCGTTAAAGAGAAAGGATTAGTTTCATTATACAGAGTAATGGACGGTGAAATTATTCTGGACAGAGGGGATACATCTGTCATGAAGTTAAATGATAACGAACAAGCCATGATGGATGAGATCCAACTAGATTTTACACGACCACGGACAGTCGCGCCACCTGTCATACAAAGAATGCAAGGTCGTGAACCTCAACCTACGATGGGGTTTCAAGAAGATGTTGACGCATTCGCGAATCCAGTGAAGCAAAGTATTCCAGCACCCCCTCGAATGGAAGAACCTGTTGATCACGGAGAATATGTAGATGAAACTCCATATGATAATGGTCCCAGTATGGACTATGGTCCAATGGAACCACCCGAAGACACACCTTCACCCGGTTATAAGACGATCGATGAGGAGAAGTCCGACCTCGTAAACAAGCTCGGGCGTTTAGAGAAGCGAGGGTTTAACGTGAACAAGCGTTTAAATGCCTACTCACCCGTGGATGAACTACGAACAGAAGTGAAGCGCATTACGTACAGTATAGAGGTTGATAAATCTGTTAAATTCTCCCGACGTATGTTGATTGCATGTGTCACTGGTTTAGAGTTCTTGAACAAACGGTATAACCCATTCGATATTCAACTCGAAGGTTGGTCTGAAAATGTCATGGAGACGCAGGATGATTATGATGAAGTGTTTGAAGAACTTTTTGTGAAGTACCGCACGAAGATGAATATCGCCCCCGAAGTCAAACTCATCATGATGCTTGGTGGAAGTGCGATGATGTTCCATCTCACGAACAGTATGTTCAAACAGGTCATGCCAAATATGAATGACGTTATGAAACAGAATCCTGATTTGGTGAACAATATGATGAGTGCGGTTCAAAATACCATGGCCAATGGTAACCAGACATCCCCTCCGGCGTCCGGTGGTGAAAAATATGAGATGAAGGGGCCCGGTCTCGACATTTCCAGCCTGATGGGAGGTATCATGATGCCCCCAACACCACCCATGAACACGACACCCATACAGAAACCCGTCGAGTATACCCCCGATGTTCCTGATGATGGGGACGATATATCTGACATTGTGTCAGAGGGTGGTGCGGGGGCTGTCGATGAAGGTGATGATGAAGTAAAGGAGGTTAAAATGCCAGCGGCGAAGGCTAAGCGTGGACGTAAGAAGAAGGTTGAAATTAATTTGTAAACATAGAGTAAATGATAGGGTATGCCCCTATAGATTTCGATGACCCACTCGAAATCCCCACGAATTTCCGAAAGCGGGAAGTCGTGGATGAAAATTTCGAAAAAGTACCAGAGAAGAAGGTTGTGAAGGCTCAGCCCGTAATCGATGAAACCACGGAATGCAACTACGTTGTCATGTTTTTCATCGTCGGGGTTCTCGCACTCGCTGCGATGGACTCTGTTAAGAAGTAAGTATCATGAATGTACCGCGTGACAACATCACGTGTTACATTTTGTATCTACCCTGTCAGATTTGACCAAGTTCCATTAGCATTTCTTTTGAATGCGTGTCCAGCCCCCCCACGTATAGAGTTGACATATTCACGAGGAGCTGACGCAACAGCCCTGTCCCCGTCAATGGAAACACTTGTCCCAAAATAATCACCTGAGCCTAGGTTAGGAGAGATAAGTTTCGCCTCTTGATACCAAGATGATCCAGACCTTTTGAAAATATACGCAGCCCCCCCACCCGATACCCCATTTGGATCTGCGCTACTAGCTCCTACGATAGCATAACCTGTAGAGGAAATTGCAACACCCTTGCCAAAGATATCACTCGCGGCTTTATCGCTAGCAACAAGTTTTGCCTGTTGTGACCATGTTGTTCCAGACCTCGCGAATACATACGCAGCCCCCGCACTCGGTACCCCATTTGGATCTGCGAAACCAGCTCCTACGATAGCAAAGCCCCCTGAAATGGAAACATTCCTCCCGAACTGGTCACCCGCGGCTTTATCGCTAGCAACAAGTTTTGCCTGTTGTGGCCAAAGTGTTCCAGACCTTACGAATATATACGCAGACCCCGCAGTCGATAGTCCATTTGGATCTTCGCGATATGCTCCTACGATGACATAATCCCCAGAAATTGAAACACCACACCCGAAAGAGTCGTACCTTTCTTTATCACTAGCAACGAGTTTTGCCTCTTGATACCAATACGATCCAGACCTTTTGAATATATACGCAGCCCCCGCAGACGATAGTCCATTTGGATCCGCGCTACTAGCTCCTATGACAGCGCGGGTCGGTGAAATGGAAACACTATCCCCGAAATAGTCGTACGCGGCTTTATCGCTAGCAACAAGTTTAATCTGTTGTGACCATGTTGTTCCAGACCTCACGAATACATACGCAGCCCCGGCGTTGTTTACTCCATCTGGATGTGCGCTCCTAGCTCCTATTATAGCATAGTCTCCTGAAATGGAAACACTTACCCCAAAATAATCACCTGCAGTTGAATCGGAAGGGATAAGTATCGCCCGTTGTACCCAAGATGTTGATGTCCTTTCAAATATGTACGCAGCCCCCGCACTTAATCTCCCCCCTGGATCTGCGAATTGAGCCCCTGCGATAGCATAGTTCCCAGAAATTGAAATTGATGAACCTAATTGATCACCGTCTACCGGATACGAGGCGCGGAGATGAGCAGGATACACAGTGGGGGGTGCGTTGCTTATATTTTTGTTTAAAAAATCAAGAAATCGGATAGTCCCTGATGCAGGTGATGATGTACCATCTGTAAAATTTGTACCTCGTAATTCTGTCAATCCGTGTGGTAATGATTTACCAGCAGATACCGATAGAGCACTTAAACTTATTGGATATCCGGACATTATACATTATCTCGAGAAGATTTAAGTTCATCTATTTCACGTTTTAATTCTTTTATAGATTCTATTATCAAACCTGCCATGTTTCCATATGCGAGCGTATACACCGTATCCTCGGAACCTCTTACAACCTCTGGAAGAACTTCTTTTACTTCCTGTGCCATACACCCAGATGAAGCCTGATTGTTATGCGTGTATATGTATCCATTGATCTTAATTAATTTATCTAAAGCGCCCTCTATTCTTTTGATATCAGATTTTAGACGTCTATCAGAAGTTACGACCATGTCTGTTGTAGCAGTTGCAGTCCCATTGATATATAAATTTCCGACCTGTAATCCTGCGTAGTTTCCGGACATATTTCCCTGCCCACTAGCCCCACCGTATAAACGTAACCATCCATCGTTCGCGGGTGAAAACGTATAGTAATCTCCATCGGATGGCATACCATGTGATGCTCCATTCCACGTATTTGTACTCGCAGAAGTGAGGCGTAGACCGGCATATTTCGTTGATGTCGTACTCCCCGATCGTATGTTGGTGAGGAACCTGGGGGGATAACTACTGTTATTTATAACTCCCGGGTCTTGGCTAGTGATCGTGATGATCGGTTGCTCAGAATACTTTTGAGCGTCATAATACGCATTCGACGGTTGTAGATGAAACTCTATTTTAGGTGCTTTCAAACGTAATCGGTCGCCGTATAAAAACCTATCGTTTGACATAGTATCAGTCCATGCCCCCGAAGCAGCTCCGTGGGGAACACCCATAGCCCCATCACTATCGCCCCCATACCACTTCGATATGAGTATTTCAGAATCGCGGTCATCGGTAGTACCGAGATGTACCACTTCCATGGTTGATGCGTCAACTAAGTTATCACCTTTCGTACCACCGAATAGAATTCGTTTCGTATTCGTATTATTCGTCGTAGACCCTACGACAATCTCATCAGCCTTAACATACCCTTCAAATAACGAATTACCCCTAAACACACTCGTTAAGGGGTATTCATACACGTATACGTAACCCGTTCTAGTATTGGAAGGCCCAGGTCCACCTGGAGCACCAGTTATGACGCGGTCACCACTTTTTGTCGCGACTGAAAATCCCTGTAATTCCCCCGAAGCCTTAGGACCAATATCTTTTATTTCACTCACGCGGTACCATTCCGAACCCGAATAATCATATGCTAAAAACATACTTCTCCTATCGTACATGGTCGCAAATAACCGCGACCCGTCAGTCCCCATGGCTAAAGCGTATCCGTGTTGACTCTGTATGAACGTATTTAAATTTGGTCGTAGACTTTCAACCCAGTTTGCTTCACCTGTATCGTATTCATAATATAGAATTCTTCCCGAGTGCGAATCCGTAAACGATCCATCGAAAAAACCAGGTGCTGACGCGGAGATACGAGTTCCATCAGGTGATATTTGAACAGCCGACCCAAACCCTCCAAACGCATTACCTTGGTAGTCACTCCAGTTTGTCATATGATTAGTACTTATATTGGGACCTTTAATCGTTCCCGCACCACCGTTCCCACTGCTGGTACTCGTAGTACCGCCGACTGTTGTGACACCAGTTGTCCAGTTTCCATCTTCCGGACAACGTTTTATTCGAACGTATCCAACCTGGTATTGGGGGTATCTCAACCAATAATAGCTATACCCGGGACGTTGTCCCCCGTAAAATGGGTGATTGCTGTAATCGGTACCCGCGTAACCCTGTAGGTCAATATTAGTACTATATGCGATATTGTTATATGTACCACCACCACTATGGTCACTCGATGGGTAACTCTCTTTTCTCGTACCAGGCATACCAGCGATATAATGTCTACCGAACGCAGCCATGTGAACGGAATGTCCATAACGATTAAACGAATTGTTTAATCGTACGTATGAACTAGTAGAAATAGGAACGTGATTATATATATTCGATCCATCGTCAGTGTGTGAGAGGGTAAACCCGTTGGCCCCGTTAGCTGTTTTTTCATACACGTATACAACACCTGAACCATAATCGGGTGCGCTTGCCACGAATTTAAGGCCCCTGTCAGCCGCGATAGAAACCGCATACCCAAAACTCGGACTTCCCGATCGGTGTATCGTTTGGGTTAATGAGAACCCCGAACCAGTATCATCGTAAACGTATACCCGATTAACATCCGGTGCGCCTACGAGTATCCGTGTACCCGCATAATTCATGGAAACGGAGTGACCGAATTTACCAGCTGCTTCAGGTCCGTCAATATAATTACCGTATTGAACCCATGAGCCATTAACAAAATTCCAAATACCTATATAGCCACGGTAACTACTGTATTCGATACCACTCGCAACGATACGGTCACCGGCGAAATTCATATCTACGGAATACCCGAATTGTGAAGCAGTACTTCTACCGCTAATAGTAGACCCGACCTGTGCCATTAATTAAAAACGATATATTAATTTCCGTCATAAAACGTTCGGTGTGTACCCGGCATCGTTACCATCTTGAGGTAGTTGATTGGTCACTCGAACATCTTTAATGAAAAGTGCGTTACAATTCACCTGATACGTCTCTAATAAGTCAACCGCTCGTAAAGTTCTTGAAACGTATACATCTCCGGTAACGGTAAGCTTATCATTCGCCGTGTCGTTAACCGCTACATTCGCCCCCACCTGTAGTGTTTGCGTGGTCAAAGCTTCTACATTCGAAATGCCGACAGGTCCATTTGTGTAATAAGCTTTCGTACCATCGGTTATGAAAGCACCACCACCGAATGGGTTCCCACCTTGTGTGAGGTTACCCGTAAAATTAACGTCCCCCGTAACATCCAACGTGTAATTAGGTGTAGTCGTCGCAATTCCAACCCGGTTATTCACCGAATCAAT